GTATGGTTTTAGCACCATTCGTCCTCAGATGGCTTGCCGTCTGTGGGGCTAATCAACTTTTTCTGAAGGAAAATAATCATGGCTACTCTACCTAATGGCGCAGGCGGTTACCAAATTGGTGACGGCAATCTGAGCGAAATTCAACTGAACACCCAAACTACCCCAGCAACGGCAACTGTCACGGCAACGCTGACAACTGCCCAACTGCTGAACGGTATCATTTTGGGCACTCCCACTACAACCGCAGCGGCTTACACACTGCCTTTGGCGACTGACCTGGACGCAGTTGTGTCTAGCGCCAAAGTCAATAGCAGCTTTGACTTTGTGGTGATTAACACCAACGGTTCCGGTTCTGGCGTGATTACCATCACCACCAACACCGGCTGGTCAATCGGTTCGTCCGGCTCACAAGGCTTGATGACCGTCACCACCGCTGGCACGGCCCAAAAGTACCGCGCCGTGAAAACTGGCGACGGCGCTTGGTCTTTGTACCGCGTAGCCTAAACCTAACGGGGGCTTCGGCCCCTGTTTTCTGAGGAAACATCATGTCAAACACCAAAGCAACCGGCGTTGCGTATCTTGACCCTGAATTCAGCACGATGTACGCAACCGATGAAATCGGTTACGCAGCGTCTGGTCAAGGTTCGGTTACGCAAGCGACCAGCAAATCGACGGCGGTGACGCTGGACAAGAGCATGGGTCGCATCACCATGAACAACGCGTCGTTGGCCACCGCCACCAACGCCACGTTCACGCTGAACAATTCGTTGATCAGCGCCAATGACACCGTGATTTTGACTATTTCTGGTGGTCAAGCGACACCTGGCTCATACAACGTATTTGCCAACGCGCTTGCTACTGGTTCGGTCAGCATCACGCTGCGAAACATCTCCGGCGGCACACTGTCGGAAGCTGTTGTCATCAATTTCTGCGTTATCCACGGCGCGGTCTAAAAAGGAGGGGGCCACAAGCCCCCTTTCTCACCTATGGTCATATACCTACAGCACCCCATCCACGGCAGAAAAGTCGCCACAATGGAACTTGAAGCAGAAGCCGATGAAGCAAACGGCTGGGTGCGATATACTGAGGATACGCCTAATGTTGAACTGGCGGCTCCTGTGAACGTCTTGGAAGTAAAGCGACGTAGAAAAGTGGAACTAGAAGGAGTCTAGCTATGGCGACGTATACAGCGGGTGACCAAATCAATCGCGCATTGCGTTTGCTCGGCGTTTTAGCTGAAGGCGAAACCACATCCGCGTCAGTGTCGCAAGACGCGCTGACCGCAATGAATCAGATGATTGATTCGTGGAACACTGAGCGCCTTTCTGTATTTTGTACCCAAGACCAGGTGTTTACTTGGCCTGCTGGCGAGTACATCCGAACACTTGGCCCGTCGGGCAACTTTGTAGGACTGCGCCCCGTTTTGCTGGATGACGCAACTTATTACCGCGATCCAGGCACAAACGTCAGCTTTGGCATCAAATTTATCAATCAACAACAGTATGACGGCATTGCAGTCAAAACTGTAACTAGCACATATCCGCAAGTAATTTTTGTGAATATGGGTTACCCAGACATCACAATGTCCATTTACCCACGCCCTACGCGGGATTTGGAATGGCATTTTGTAAGTGTTCAAGAGCTGGCTGCACCGGCCACTTTGGCGACTGTGCTGGCTTTCCCGCCAGGCTATTTGCGGGCGTTTACCTACAACCTAGCAATGGAGATCGCCCCTGAATTTGGCGTTGAGCCAAGCCCACAAGTGACCCGCATTGCCATGACTAGCAAGCGTAATCTGAAGCGCATTAACAACCCTGACGATGTGATGTCAATGCCTTACGCCATCGTGGCTACTCGCCAGCGGTTCAACATCTACGCAGGAAACTACTGATGCAAACCCCGATACTCGGCGCGTCCTACGTCGCCCGCAGTATCAATGCTGCGGATAACAGGATGATTAATCTGTTTCCAGAGGCCACGCCAGACGGCGGAAAGACGGCCGCTTTCCTTAACCGCGCCCCTGGCCTCAATTTTCTACAAACAGTGGGCACAGGCCCAATTCGCGCGTTGTGGGCGCATCAGACCAACGGCAGCGATTTCTATGTTGTGTCAGGCCAAGAAGTCTACAAGCTGACCGGCTTGACGGCCACGCCTACATTGCTAGGTACGGTGTCCGGTACAGGGCCGGTGTCCATTGCGGACAATGGAACGCAGATTTTCTTTGCTTGCAACCCTGATGGATACATTTACAACGAAACCACCAACGTGTTTGCCCAAATTACAGACCCAGACTTTGCTGGCGCTGTGACGGTTGCTTACCTTGATGGGTACTTTGTTTTTAACCAGCCCAATAGCCAATTTATTTGGGTTTCGCAATTGCTTGATGGGTCATCTGTTGATCCGTTGGATTTTGCATCCGCTGAAGGTTCACCCGATGGTGTAGTGGGACTCATATCCGATCACCGCGAACTGTGGGTGTTTGGCACTGATTCGGTGGAAGTCTGGTACGACTCGGGCGCTGCCGACTTCCCATTGCAACGCATTCAAGGTGCTTTTAACGAAATTGGCTGTGTTTCTGCGTACACCATTGCTAAGATGGACAACGGCCTGTTCTGGTTAGGCACAGATGCTCGCGGCCAAGGCATCGTCTACCGCGCTAACGGTTACACCGGCCAACGCATCTCCACCCATGCTATTGAGTACGCAATTGCTCAGTACGGCAACATTTCAGACGCTATTGCGTACACCTACCAGCAGGAAGGCCACGCCTTCTATGTGCTGACATTTCCATCGGGTAATGCCACTTGGGTGTATGACGTAGCTACGCAAGCCTGGCATGAACGCGCTGGGTGGGACGCTGGCGAATTCACCCGTCACCGCAGCAACTGCCAATGCAACTTTGGCGGCAACATTATTGTGGGTGACTATGAAAATGGCAACATCTACACATTAGACCTTGATGTATACGCTGATAACGGCGATGTACAAAAGTGGTTGCGCTCATGGCGTGCGTTGCCATCAGGCACAAACAATCTCAAGCGCACCGCGCATCACAGCTTGCAGTTAGATGTTGAATCTGGCACTGGGTTAAATGTTGGGCAAGGCTCTGATCCTCAAGTAATGTTGCGCTGGTCGGATGACGGCGGCCATACTTGGAGCAATGAGCATTGGGCCGGTATGGGCAAGATTGGCGAATATTACAAGCGCGTTTTTTGGCGGCGGTTGGGGATGACGCTCAAGCTACGCGACAGGGTTTATGAAGTGTCTGGCACAGACCCCGTAAAAGTTTCCATCATGGGTGCAGAGTTGCTACTTAGCCCGACAAATGCCTAACTATGGCTACCAGCCCAAATTCCACGCAAATCACGCCGCCCAGGGTTCCGCTTACTGACGAGCGAACAGGGGCGGTATCACGCGAGTGGTACAGGTGGTTTTATAGTTTGTATGACATTGTAGGAACAGGCACGGGCATTATTCCTGTTACTAGCGGTGGCACAGGGTTATCCACCATCCCAACAAACGGGCAATTGCTGATTGGCAATGGCACAGGGTATACCCTTAACACGTTAACACCTAGCAGTGGCATTACAGTCACCAATGCAATTGGCACCATCACAATTGCCAATTCTGGCGTGTTGTCTAATGTAGCTGGCACTGGCATCTCAGTGTCTGGCGCAACCGGCAATGTGACTATCAGCAACACGGGTGTGCTGTCTTTTTCGGGCGGCTCTACTGGCTTAACGCCAGCAACGGCCACCACGGGCGCTGTAACGCTTGCAGGCACCTTGGGTATTGCCAATGGTGGAACAAACGGTTCTGCGACCCCTACGGCTTACGGTGTAGCCTATGGCACAGGTGCGGCTTATGCTTTTACCGCTGCGGGCACAACAGGCCAAGTTTTAACAGCTACAACAGGGGGCGCACCAACCTGGGCAGCGCCTGCAACTAGCGGAACTGTAACTAGCGTTAGCTTTACTGGTGGCCTTATTACTATTGCCACGCCAACCACTACGCCAGCACTGACGGTGGCTGGAACTAGCGGCGGCGTAGTGTACTTTTCTAGCGCGTCAACTTGGGCATCTTCTGCCGCTTTGGCCGCTAACGCTTTGGTAGTGGGTGGCGGGGCTGGTGTAGCGCCAAGCACTGTCACTACGGGTGCCGGTGTTGTTACGGCTCTTGGAGTTAATACAGGTTCTGCTGGCGCGTTTGTTGTTAACGGCGGTGCGTTAGGTACGCCATCAAGCGGCACAGTCACTAATCTGACAGGCACTGCGTCTATCAACATCAATGGCACGGTAGGCGCAACTACAGCTAACACAGGCGCTTTTACCGACTTGTCCTACACGGGCACATTGACGGGCAGCACGGGCATCATTGCAATTGGAACCAGCCAATTTTACAAAGACGCAAGCGGTAATGTCGGGCTAGGCACTGCGTCGCCAGCAGGAAGTTTTGTAGTCACTGGGTCTTCGCAAGGTTTTGGAAACAACTTAGCAACATCCAACCCTACGGGCGGCGCGTTTAGTTTTGTTGACCCTAATGCCGCAACAATTCTTAACATTGTTAGGATGGGTAAAGACAACACCACTACTCCTGCTGGTGTTACCGATGTCCAAATTATTGCGTATGGTTCATCAAACAATACGGGTGGCGGGAATTTGCGGTTTATCAATTCTCGCTATGCGTTAGAAACAGGTCTTATTAAAAGCGCCAGGGAATCAACCAATGGCGGCTATTTAGCGTTTTATACGCAACCTATTGGTGGCGCTGGGCTTGTTCAGCAACTTTCAATTTCCTCCACTGGAAATGTGGTTGTTACAGGGGCAGGTGGGTTGGGCTATGGCACAGGTTCTGGCGGCACAGTCACCCAAGCCACATCACGCACCACTGGCGTAACATTAAACAAAACCAACGGCGCTATTACGCTTGTTTCTGCGGCGGGGCTTGCAACTTTTCAAAGTTTTACAGTGACTAACTCAACTGTGGCGGCCACTGATGTTGTTCATGTAACGCAAAAGTCAGGCACTGATCTGTATCAAATCTTTGTCACAGCCACCGCAGCGGGCAGCTTTCGGATAACATTCGCCACAACCGGCGGCACTACTGTTGAACAACCAGTGCTCAATTTTGCCGTCATTAAAGGAGTAACGGCATGAGTTATCTTGCCTCCGTGACCCACGATACGCAATCCAATACGCTTGAGGCTTCTTGGCTTGAATTGGTTGAGGAAGAACTTAAACGCGTAAAATGCCGCAGCTACTCCGCAGAGCAAAAGGATGAATTCTTAGCTGATTGTGGTGATGACGGGCAAAAGTATGTAACCCTAGCAGGATGGTAAACACATGACCACATCTATCGCAACGCCACCAAAACTACAGTTTTTTGACGCTAATGGCGTGCCATTGTCAGGCGGTAAGCTGTACAGCTACGCGGCTGGCACAACCACTCCATTAGCGACATACACTAGTTCGTCTGGCGGCACTGCAAACACCAATCCAATCATTTTAGACAGCCGTGGCGAGGCTAATGTTTGGTTCAACGCCGTAACCTACAAGCTAAAACTGACCAGTTCCACGGACGTGGAAATTTGGACGGTTGACAACCTTAACGGCCCAGACCAGGCTACGCTTACGTCTATTTTGGCTTCATTGTCTGCCTCTAGCGGGTCGTCGCTTATCGGGTACACACAAGGTGGAAGCGGCGCTGTAGCCAGAACAGTTCAAGCTAAATTGCGAGAGAGCGTAAGTGTCAAGGATTTTGGTGCTGTTGGCAACGGATCAACCAATGACACGGCAGCAATTCAAGCCGCTATCAATTCTGGCAGCACAGTCTATTTCCCTGACGGGACATATTTGGTTTCTACTGCTGGGTCAGGCTCTGTAACCAGAAAAGGATCGGCAATCAGCCATTGCTTGTTGCTAGATAACGCTAATCAAAAAATTGATTTAGGCGGCGCGGTAGTTATTACTGATATGGAATCAGCCACTAACACTACTGTGTTTGGTGTTGTTGCTGATTATGTGTATATATCGCGCGGAAAAATTACTAACTCAAACGGCGATGTTTTTCCGACTGCCGACACCGTGTCTGGCATTGTTGTAAACGCAGAATACTGCAATATTTCTGACACTACCCTTTCGTATTCCAGCGCCGAACAAATTATTTTTTGTGATGGCGGCAATTACGGCACCGTAAATTGTTGCGACTCATACGACTCTAGAGACAATACATTAAATTTCTTTGGTGTTCTTGGGTGCAAAGCGTTTGATTCTATTTTTTCTGGTGGCGGTGATGGTAATGCCATTATGTACGGTTCGGAAGATTTGTGCGTATTTGAAAATTGCACATTTTTTGGGAACGCTAGAAACGGAGATACAACCAAAGGCGCAACGCAATTGGGCGTGATTGAGTCGGGCCGCAATTGCGCTATTATCAATTGCACCTATGATGGGCAAGGGCAAACAGGCAGAGGAAAAAACGGCCCTATTGTCAATCGTTCACGCGAATGCACCATTAAAGGGAATATCATTCGGAATGTCCACAACGGCATTATTGTGCGAGACACTGATATTGCAGCCGCTGGCGGCATCAATAACGTAGGTCACATTATTTGCAATAACACCATAATGGAACTATACGAAAAAAATATAGGCATTACTGTTTATGGGATGTGGCTTGAATGGGGTGCAAACATCAATGTTTCAGATAACACATTCCTTGGCACGGGATTGGGCGTGTCTTTGCAAGGAAGTAGTGTCGCAGTTTACGAAATAAGCATTCTTAACCGTACAGCTAGTACTAGCACTCAATTTTGGATGCCTAGCTTATCCATTACCAACAACCAATTTATTCAAGTAAAGTCAACAGACGGCGGCACTGGAATAGATGGGTTTTTTAATATTCCGCTTACGGTGTTGTATAACCAATCTGCTAACACTTTATACAACTTAAATTTTTCTAACAATGTAATAACTACTAGAAATAGTGCGTTGCCAATTATTGATTTTCAAGGCTACGACGTGAGCGCCGCCGTTATATCAAATAACGCTGTTGGCTCAAACGCCCAATTTACGGTAAACAGGCCGTTTATTGCTTCCACGGCAAATATTGAGTACTCAGCTATTAACGGCAATGTTGCCAGAGCCAACGCGGCCACTGGGATAACCTGGTTGTCTTGCGCGAACATTACTGGCTGTGTTTTTAATGGAAACGTGGTTTACGACATTAGCACTAGTTCAAGCGCATGGAAATGTATTGTTCTGTCTGGTACAGCCGTTCAGTGCGCCATTACGGGGAATGTTGTTGGTGCGGATAGCCTGATTGAAGCATCAGGAACGCCAACTTACAATGTGGTGGCAAACAATACGGGCGCTAACAACAACAGTGGAACTGCTTGGGTCATCGGTATTACAAATGGCGTTAACAACAATGTTGTTAGCAATGCTGTAGTTTAGAGCGCGCCATGAACTTTATTGAACCTGAAATTAAGCATCACTTTTCTAGCGGCGTGTACGCCAAGGAAACCATCATTCCTGCGGGAAGTTGGTTGATGCAGCACACCCATAAGCACAGCCACTTATCCATTTTGGCAAGCGGCTCCATTGAGTTGATAGTTGACGGCAAAACATCTGTGATGCACGCGCCTACTTGTCTTAGCATTGCCGCAGGCAAGCATCACGGCGTAAAATCATTGACAGATGTGGTGTGGTATTGCATTCACGCAACTGATTGCACCGATGAAGATGAAATTGACGAAGTTCTGATAGCGCCGGTGGATGTTCGCCAGGTGCAAAACATTGCTCTAGCTATGGGCGAAGGAGTTTAATATGGCATGGATGACCGCCGCCGCAATCGTAGGCTCTAGCTTACTTGGGGCAAATCAGGCCAACAAGGCCGCGCAAACGCAATCGCAAGCCGCCGACACATCGGTTGCGTTGCAGGAAAGAATGTTTAACGAAAACCTAAAGCGGCAAAAACCGTTTTATGAAGCAGGAGTTAACGCTTTGCCTGAGTTAATCAAAGCATCTCGGTACACAAATTTTGGTGTGGATCAATTTCAAGCTGATCCAGGTTACGGATTCCGGTTGTCGGAAGGCCAAAAGGCGCTAGAGCGTTCTGCGGCTGCACGCGGCGGGCTGATCTCTGGCGGCGCGTTAAAGGCGGCGCAACGCTACGGCCAGGAAATGGGTTCGCAAGAGTACACCAACGCATTCAACCGCTATCAGGCTGAACGCCAAGCGCGGCTTAACCCGTTGCAATCGTTGACCGGAATGGGGCAGACTACGGCTAACACCATTGGCGGTGCGGGTCAAAACATGGCAAGCAATGTCGGCGAAGCGTACATGGGCGGCGCTAACGCTCGCGCATCCGGCTATGTTGGTGTGGGTAATGCCATCAACAGCGGGCTAACAAACTATTTGAACTACAACAGCCCAGTAAATCAAATGTTTAGACCGCAACAAGGCGTTTCACTGGGTTAAGGAACAATCATGCCATTAGACACACGAATTGCATTAGGCGGCCAACCGCTTCAGTTGGAAAGCCCAGTGGCCCAATATGGCCAACTTATGAATGTGATGAACGCTGGCACCCAAAACCAGTTGGCGCAAATGCAGATGCAAGAGCAACAACAGATGGCTCCGTTGCGGCTGCAAGAAGCGCAAGCCCGTGCAGCGGCAAGCAAGCTGACGCTTGATGACGCTACGGAGGCGAGAAAATTTGTTGCCCAAGTAATGCAAAAAGCGGCAGAACACGCAGAAGCACCCAAAGACCCATTGATTGCTGCTAGGCAATTGTTGGCAGACCCTAGGCCGCAAGTTCAAGCTGTAGGCAAGCAACTGTATGATTCTGCCCTGCTAGTTCAAAATTTTGACGCAGAGCAACGGTATCAAGAATCTATAAGCCGCCCCGCCGCTGCGCCTACGGCTGCTGGCGCGCCCGCGCAGCCAGACATGGCAAACGCCTTGGCAATGAAGATTCAAGGTCTTGAAGCACAACGAAATCAACTAAGACCGCTTTTGAAATCGCCAAGTGCAAAAGCAGATTTTGACGCTTTGGGCAAGCAGATAGACAAATTAAGCGAAGGTTTTTCTATACCGGCTGGCGGCGCTCGTTATCAGCCCGGCGTGGGCATGATTGAGCGGCCTGCCGCCGCCCCTGCGCCATCGGAATTGACACGTCTTATCGCCGAACGCGACGCAGCAAAAGCAAAAGGCGCAGCGCCTAACGTAATTGCAAATTACGACGCAGCCATCAGTAAACAAGTAAATTTTGCGCCGCCGATGCAAGTTGTCATGCCGGTTGCTGTGGAAGACCCAAATCGCCCTGGCAGCGTTATTTACGTTGATCGTAAAGAAGCGCTTGGAAAAACGCCCGCTACGGCTATTGAAGGACTTGCACCAAAAGAAATTCAAGCCCGTGAGGCTAAGTACCCACAAGCATTGCAAGCGGTCAAAACGCTTGATACTAAAACGGAAAGTTTGGCTAAAGACATTGAGGTTTTGGCCAATCATCCTGGTTTGACTGGCATTTCCGGCTTAGTCTATGGGCGCACTCCAGCGGTCACTAAAGACGCGCGCGCGGCCCAAGCATTGTACGACTCTATCGTTGCGCGCGGCGGCTTTGCAGAACTGCAAAATATGCGGGCTGCATCCCCGACCGGCGGCGCGTTGGGCAACATATCTAACCAAGAAGGCCAGTATTTGCGCGATGCGTGGGCGGCAATCAACCGCACCCAAGACACTGCGGACTTGAAAGCAAATCTGCTTAAAGCGGCAGCGCAGGCCCGCGCGTCTAAGGCCAGCATAAAAGAAGCCTTTGACGCAACGTATGATTACCGCGCAAATAGAGGCGGCGTTGCCGCGCCCGCCACTAGTAACGGCGTAGACTCTAGCAATCCGTTGCTGAAGTAAAGGGTTAACAATGGCCGATTTACGTTCAATCCTTACCGATCCGAATTACGTCAACGCTAATCTTGCTACAAAGCAAGCTATTTTTGATAAATTTTCGGCGCAAGACCCTAACTTTGTCAACGCAAATCAAGACACACAAATCGCCATTCGGCAGAAATTTGGTGTGTCTTCGCCCGCGCTTCCGGCGCTTACACCTGAGCCTGCCGCCGCTGTTGCTGCGCCTGCTGCTGAAGGGATGCCCGCACCGCGCCAAGAATTGACGCCAGCGCAACAAACTTATAAAACGATAAGCAAGTACGCTGCGCCCACTTTAGAGGCCATGTCTGCGGTAATTGGCGCTGGGGCTGGGGCTCCGCTAGGCCCGCTTGGAATGGCTGGTGGGGCGGGGTTGGGGTATGGCATAGCTAGAGAACTTATCTCTGGAGGAAATAGATTAGCGGGACTAGAGCCACCGCGTCAAGGCGCGGCTATTGTTGCTGAGCCGCTTCAAAACGTAGCTGAAGGCGCTACGATGGAAGTTGGTGGGCGTGTGGTCGGCGACATAGTTGGAAAAGCCGCCGGTAAAGTCACGGATGTGTTTCGCGCGCCAGAATTGAAAGCCGCCCGCATTGCCCGCGAATCGCTTCAGCAAGATGTGCCTGCCGTTTTGAACGCGCTGCGGGCCGCGCCAGCAAATCAAACTGCGGCGCAAGCCACCGCTAACATCACCAACCCCACATGGCAGGCGCTTATTGAGCGCCGATTGGCCGCTGATCCTAAGTTCACCTTGACACTCAAGAACATGAACGAAAAGGACGCAGTAAACGAACTGGCCAAAATAGCGGGCGGTGTTACTGAAACCGACATCCGTGCTGCTTCGGAAGCCACAAAACGCAACGTCACCGCCGTCACCACGCCCATGCGCGACACCGCTTTGAGCCGTGCTAATCTTGGTCAAGATGTGGCCGATTTAGAAGCGCGATCGGCTAATTTGAGCCAACAAGCAGCGGCTGAAGTTCAAAAGGTGCGTGAGTTGGTTAACGCAGGCAAGATTGCAGAGGCAGCAGCGCGGCTTGAGTTAGTCAAAAAAGGTCTGCCAGTCGGCCTTACTAAGTACACATACAAAGGCGATTTGGCGCGTATGGCCGATGAATGGGCATCGCAAGCTGCCAATGGCTCTCTTGACTTAGGTCAGGGCGCGCGGATAGCGCAAGGGGCCGCAGACAGCTTGCGCTCGGCGGGCGTCAAACCTTTAAACGCGCCTGCGCTTGTGACTAAAATCAAGTCAGTTGCAACCAATCCAGAATTTGCCGGTAACGATGTGATGTCCACCGCCGTTAAAAACGTCGCGGACGATATTGCCAAGTGGACTACCAGCGGCGGTTTAATTGACGCTGTGGCTTTGGACGCCATCCGCAAAAACTCGGTGAACGCCGCCATTCGTCAATTGAACCCCGGCGCGGATGCAACTACGCAACGCAATCTGGCGGCGGGCGTATTGACCAAATTAAAACCAATTGTTGACAACGCTATTGAAAGCGCGGGCGGCGTTGGGTACAAAGATTATCTAGCCAAATATTCTGAAGGTATGGCATCTATTGCCGAACAGAAGCTGGCCGGTAAAGCGTTGGAATTGTTCCGCACCAATAAAAACGAATTTGTCAAATTGGTTGAAGGCAACGCGCCAGATCAAGTTGAGAAGATTCTTGGGCCTGGCAGCTACAACATCGCCAAAGATGTAAGCAACAAAACGCTTGATGTCTTGCGTGACCAAGCCGCCAAGGTGGTACGCGACGCCAACATAACCGGTCAAGCGGCTGAAGGCAAAGAAGCATTGGTAGCGCTTCTTTCGCAGCAGCAGCCCGGCTGGCGTCTGCCGTCTTTCTTTTCCGCCAAAGTTACCGCTACCAACGCAGCTATGGATGCGTTGGAGCGCAAAATTGGCAATAAGTCCATGAAAATATTGACGGAAGCATTTAAGACGCCCCAAGGCGCGGCAAACTTGTTGCAAACGCTGCCCGCCGCTGAAAGCAATCGAGTACTGAAAGTTCTTTCTGATTCGTCTAATTGGAAACCTGGTACGGCTGCGGCTACAGTATCCACGGTTAAAAACGCTCTCACCCCCGAAAACCAAAACGCATTGGCTCAATAATGGAACAGCAACTACTCAACATCCTATTCGGCGCGGCGCTGGCTGTGGCCGGGTGGTTTGCCCGTGAACTGTGGTCGGCAGTGCAGGAACTGAAAAGCGATCTTGCCAAGCTGCCGTTGTTTTATGTCGCCCGCCAGGACTACCGCGATGACATGAAAGACATCAAAGATATGCTTGGCAAAATCTTTGACCGGCTTGACGGGAAGCAAGACAAGTGATTGATCCTTTCACCGCGTTTGCCGCCGCGCAAGCAGCGGTAAAAGGAATTCAAGCCGCCATTAAACTGGGCAAGGATGTCCAGGGTATCGCTGCTGATTTGGGTAAGTTTTTTGAAGCCAAGGATGCGGTGCAAGAAGCCGCGAACAACCCCAAAAAGTTCAAGAGCGACACGGCTCAAGCGCTACAAACGGTGATGCAGGCCAAGCAGCTCGCTGAAGCCGAAACTGATTTGAAGAACACGCTGATATGGTCCGGCAATGCCGACGTTTGGGAAGGCGTGCTGCTGGAGCGCAACAACATCATCCAGCGGCGTAAGAAGGCAGAGATGGAAGCGGCGTTGGCTAAAGAGAAGAAGCGCCAGCAGATCATGGAAGCCCTGAGTATGGCCTTCTGGATTTCCGTATTCATCTCAGCCATCGGCCTAAGTTACTTTTTCACAACCCTCTTTTTGGAGAGACGCGCATGATTCCAATCGTTGGTGCATTGCTAGGCACCCTTGCTGAAAACGGGCTGACGCTGCTGTCCAGTGCCATCCAAGCCAAAGGCAAGGAAGTAGTTGAGAACACGCTAGGGATAAAGATTCCCGACGCCCCTACCCCCGCCGACGTTGAGAAACTGCGCGACTTGCAGTTCAAGCACGAAGAGCGCCTGATTGAGTTGGGCATTGAGAAAGCCAAGTTGGAGATGGCTGAATTGGAACTGCTGGCAAAGGCCGCGCAGTCCGATGCCGACAACATCACCGACCGCTGGCAGGCAGATATGTCTTCCGACTCTTGGCTGTCCAAGAACATTCGCCCCATGTCGTTGATTGCCATCTTCTGCGGCTACTTCCTCTTTGCCATGATGTCTGCCTTTGGATACAACGCAAACGAGTCCTACGTGACCCTGCTGGGTAACTGGGGGATGCTGATTATGGGTGCGTACTTCGGTGGCCGCACTGTCGAGAAGCTGGCTGAAATGAGGAGCGCAAAATGAGTCTTAACGTTGAACAAGCAGCGTTCCTGCTGGACTTCTGCAAGCTGGTGCAGTACGCCACCGACCAAGGTTTTATGGTCACTGGCGGCGAGTTGGCCCGCACACCCGAACAGCAGGCCATCTATTTCAAGACGGGTCGGTCTAAGACCATGAATAGCATCCATCTCAAGCGTTGCGCTGCTGACCTCAACTTCTTCAAAGACGGCAAAATCATCTGGGACAAGGCTATCTTGGCTCCCATCGGCGCGTATTGGGAAAGCCTGCACCCCAAAAACCGTTGGGGCGGAAACTTCAAGTCCTTGGTGGACTGTCCGCACTTTGAACGGAACGTGTAGTTAGCTTGCGTAGTTCGGTCATAGCGTCCTTGAAATTGGCGGTGGCTTGATCCAGCGCTTCCTGCTGTTCTTTCATTCGGATGGTGGCTTCCTCGGCAAACTTGGCGAGGTTCTCGTGTGACCATGCAGCAAAATTCATGTTCCGTATCCTAACTGGCGTAAAGTTTCAGGGGCTTTGGGTGGGCGGCGGGCGTTGGATGGTTTGTCTCTGACGCTTTCAGCTACAGCCCACAATGCAGTGTGGCGCGGCGGGTTAATCCAACCCGCAATGTAGACATCTTTCATGCCTCGCAGCTTCTTACGCACATCACCATGCGTTATCCCTAGCACTTGGGCGATCTGGAAAGGTGTCAGGCCGCCAGGTATGCTGCGTAGCAGGTTGCGAATGGCATCTGGCGTTGCGCTCTTGCGGTAGTTCTCCCACTCAGCGGCAGCTTCTCGGGTGCTGAACTTGTGCTCATTCGCGCACTGATAGCGCCGATATGTTTCGTTGTTGGCCTTGCTGCGCGTCTCCAGCACAGTCGCCCAGGCTTTGCATTGCGGGCACTTCATTTCTTTAACCCTTGAATGAACACAGCAAAACTATCCTGCGTTGCCTGACCAAAGCCTTTCATCTCACCGATGCGTGATGCTGCTTCATCCAGTGCGGCGTTCCATTCGCTGTGCGCTGGCTGTGCCAAGGCTGCTTTGATGGCGGTGATAGCTAACATGATTTCTGGGTGGTCTTTCGGCTTATATCCATAAGCATCATCCATCCATTCGTTTATTTCTTTATTTTTCCACAGCAACGCCTCAAACGCCAGCTTCAATGCTTCACGCTCCATTGTTCTTCTCCTTCAATGCTTGCTCAATTTCTTTGAATGGTGATTTGTACCCAATCAAGTTGTAATCTTCTGCAATACATTCACGCTCATCATCTGTCAGCCCTACCCACGGGCGCTTTGGTGGGGTGGTGTAGAGCGCCCGCACAATAGACTTGTCAGCAGCATCGTAAATGTGCTTTGCACAGTGTGTCCACCGTCCACCAAGAATCAGCATTTGATACTCAACAGGCTCCTGCGCTGGCTGTGCCAATGCTGTTTCGATGGGTTTAATTAGTTCTCGCGCCATACGTTGTGCTTGCGGCTTGTGCATCCATGAGTCATTGGTATTGTTGGCGATGTCATCTAACGCACGCAAAACCAGTTTTAACGCCAGCTTCAATACATCACGTTCCATCTTTCTTCTCCAAAACGATGCGCTCAAGCACCTCCATTGCGCTGCCAACATCTTCCACTAAGTAGTCGGGAAGCCTTCTGCTGTCAGGGTTGCTAAATGCCCACGATTCCAGTGCGCTCAACAGCTTGATGATGCGCAGTGCTTCTGCTTTAGTCATTGGTCTTCTCCTTTAAGGCTTGCTCGATGGAAACAGTCCACTTTCTATCTCCACCTTGAATTTCAAAAGTTCCATTGTGAAATTCAGCTTTTTCAATAACGGCTTTTAAGACTTCGCTAGTTACATCTTGCTTTTTACCAATAAATGCGGTGCGGTCTTTGTTTACACGACCTGAAAAAATACGCCCTGTGAGTGGGCTTGTTGCAATCATGTGTTCTTCTCCTTGAGTTTGGCTTCGATGACTTGGGCAAGCAGGCGTCTTGTCTCGGCATTGCTTGCTTCTTTTGGGCGAACCTTCATGGACTCATCAAATGCGTCATCCATTTCATAAATTGTCAGCCCTACCCACGGGCGCTGTGGTGGGGCGGTGTAGTACCGCTTGAGCATCCATTCCATTACATTGCGCGGCACAAACTCTCGCGTGTTTTCGTAGATTTCTTGCTCAAGGTCTTCTAATGTCGCCACAGGCTCCTGCGCTGGCTGGGGTGTGGAATTCAACACCATCGGTGCGCCGCCTTCGTACTTCACCAAACGCTTTTGCAGTTCCCGCGCATAGGTTTTCCAATGCTCCCCTTGACGCAAAGCTGTTTCATGTGCACGTTGATTCACAGGCTCCTGCGCTGGCTGTTCTTCGGGCCTGTCACGCATATCAATTTGACCCGCGATAAGACCTTTTCGGTATTCATGCACAGGGTCAATCGCTGGCTGTGCCTCGGCAAAGCCATATTGACGCAACACAGCATCAAAGCTGTCCCCAGCCCGAATACACGCCGCCATAGCATCAAATATTTTGGCGGGGCCGCCTAGAGGATTTTTTGCGGCGTAATCCTGCGCTGGCTCCTGCTTATCCGCAGCCATCTCGCGTTTTGAATCAAATCCTGTCATAGCCACCCCAATCCTTTGATTGCAGCCAAAGTAATGCACAACGCTCCCGCGAAGTTCCCGACAATCGGATGGAAGTGAGGGGCGAGATAAGTTACACCAACCAGCACCATGAATTGTGAATCTGTCATTCTTTGCTCCTTGCTCTGATTGCTTTTGCAATTTCGTAAGCAGTTAGGGGGTCATCCCAATTACTTTGCGGTTCACACAGCTTGGCGCACTCTTCACGCTCATGCGCTGCTACTGATGCAATCAATGCCTCCAGTTCTTTTCGTTTGAGTAGCACTTGGTAAGGTCTTTGCAATTCGACTACGCCAGTGGTGGCTGCAACATATTGAGCAAGTTTTTCAATGTTCATTTCCTTATCTCCAACTCAATCAGTTTTTCCATGTAGTGCTGCGCTTTGCTGGCATCATCACTGCCTTCCTTGCTTCCCTGGCGCATGGCGTACTTGATAATGTTTCCTTTAATGAAGCCACGGAATTCTTCTTTTGTGAGGGTAAATTCCATCACGTCCCAAGGCTGCACTACCATGACTTTGTAGTGGTTGCCACCCACTTGTCTGTCGTTTGCTTTCATTTGCATTGTTCCGTAAACAGCGCCGCCACAGTGCGGCACTTTGGTTGATAGGTGATGTATCCAATGTAAAAACCAATCACAAGAATGGTCGCAACTAGCCCAAGCAGGGCAAAAAAATCAAGGACATATTTCATACTTGTCGTGCCTCTCGTAATATTTCTAATCGTTCCCGCGTGGTTCGCAGGGCGCTGTATCGCTGGTGCAAACGCTCCAGCATGGATACCCGTTTATGCGTAGATCGTTCTTCATTCAACATCCGCAGCACCTCGTCCTCGGACAAGGTGTGCAGGTAATCATTTACGCTTCGCCATGTAGATTTCAATTCGGTTCTCCAGTTTGGTAATGAGATCGCAACAACGGTCGTACGCTTTGTAGGCGGCGTTGACGTTGCGCGCGCGGACTTTCAGTTCGGCCTTGGCCGCTTTGAGTTGGGCTTTCAATTTATCTAGCATTTAAGTTCATCCATAGCAATATCAGAAATCGAGCGTTTGTCGTGCAGCGCCGCCCAGATGCGTTCGTCCACGGTTTTGTTGGTCAGCATCACGTAGCACCACACGTCATGCCGCTGGCCGCTACGGTGCAGCCGCCCGATGGTTTGCTCGTACAGTTCGAGCGACCAGGGCAAGGACAAGAATACGATTCGGCAACCGCCGTGTTGGAGGTTAAGTCCGTGGCCCGCCGACTTTGGATGGACAAGTAGCAGTTCAATACGGCCTGCGTTCCAACGCTCAATGGCGCGGTCATCATCCAGTGTTTGCGCGGCGGGATACCGGCGCTTGAGTTCGGCGAGTTCCTCTTGATAGTTGTAGGCAATGATCGTGTTGGCACGTTGGTTCTCCTCTAACAATTCATGCAGCCGGTCAAACTTGGCGGTGTCAAACCACACTGGCGTCTGCACCGTAATCCACTTGCCATGGATATGCGATGGCGTCTGCGTCGTGTTGTACGCAAACCCGCTGGCCAACTGCTGCAACTTGCCGGTGGCCACTGCGGCATTGACTGCCGTGATTTCCTCCAGCACAAAGTCTTTCTTCATGGTCTCGTAGGGCTTGCGGTCGTGCAGATCGCAGCGCACTTCGACCGTGTGCAGCGGCGGCAGCTTGTCGCTATACTCACCAGCGTCTAAGACGAAAGTGGCAGGCTTAATTACGGCCATTACTTTCTCAAGACTGCCTTTGCGCGGCATCCATTCGCCGTAATCGGGGTTGGTCAGCACAAAATACTGCTGCATAAACGCGCCCTTGCTGCGGCCCAGCAGCGTCTGATCGACGACCTTGCATTGGCCAAACACATCTTCCAAGCCGTTACTAGTGAACGAGCCGGTCAGCCCCCACCTAACGTTGATAGGCGTAAGAAATTTCAACAGTTCCTTAAACCGCTTGCCGCTGGGATTCTTGAGCCGCGTCAGTTCGTCAAACACCACCGCGTCGAAGTCGCCCTCGGGCAGGTTCTCGTAATTGGTCACCACCACTTGGGCGGTGGACGCAAACGCCGCCTTGCGCTGCTTGGCCGTGCCCACAGCCGCCGCCAGCGTAATATTGGGTGCCCACTTGGGCTGCTCAACCGGCCAGACGCTGGCGGCCACCCGCTTG